TCACAACATGTACCACAACATGTTTCATTCGCACCACAACATTCATTATCATTACAGCAATCTTCACATCCACAATTATCACCGCAGCATTCTGATGTATTGCAACATGTATCACCACAACAACTTACTTCTGGTCCGTCCGGACCCACGAAGAGTCCTTCCCCACAACAAGCACCACCACAACATAATGATCCAGCAGGACAGCAATTACCATCACAACAAATTGTTCCAGCCCCACAACAATTACCATCACAACAAGTTTCGAGTGAATTGCAACACGAATTCCCGCAGCACACCGGACAACATTGACCATCGCCGCAGCATTCAAATCCGGGTGGGCAAGGAGGAACGCATAGTGGTGGAGGGCAATACAAACAAACACCACCATTACAGCACAAATCCGAACCAAAACAATCAGAATCTACCTCACATTCAGAACATGGCGGGTACTCACACACACCATCACAACAAACCTTCCCTTGTGATATGCATTGTTCATTTGAAACACATTCCCCGCAAAGCGACAGTTCGCATAATGTGTTGTCTCCCATATACTCACCGGCATACGAAATGCATTGTTCTCTTGTTGTTTCGATGCAGGATTTACATGTTATATTCAGGAGACAACATGCACCCAACACTAAAGGATCAACACCACAATCCGAATAGTCACAATAACCTGGCGGTCCCGGTTCTCCAAAATTACCAATATTTCCTTCGCCGCCCGGATGACCAATTGGTCCCTGAATAAAATCAGTAGGAGAAAGTCCACGATCACAAGTAAAAGTGTTACTGTTTTTAAATGATGAGAATATGTCATTCTGATAATGTCGTAATGCTATTTCGTCTTCTTCACAATCAAAACAATAACAAGGGGAACCGGCTTCAGGATAAGGAGCAAATAACAATTCCTCAAAAGACACATTTGATGCTTTTTCGATATGCGCGAATTCAGGAAAGAATGTGTCTGTAGATCGTGTAACACCATTTTTGATATCAAGCAATTTGTGCTTGAATTGGGGTGTGCTGAAAACCTCCGAAACTAATTTCGAGAATATTGGATCATTTTCTGTTTCTTTGAGGATGCTCTGACCAACAGTATAATTGTGTACTATTTTCTTAGCCTTACAGTAATTCGTTTCATCATTGTCTATTAGATCATGTACGTCTTTGATTATTTTTGGAAGGAATGAAGAAACAACCGAATCTAAAACAGTAGGATTGTGCCATAACTCCAGAGCCAAACCAATGATACCTGATCCTTCTTGAATCGATGTAGAATCACAAGATTCGCAAGGCACACATGCAGTTTTATTGATGATTTTGTTGAGATGAAAATCGCCAATTCCCATCAAACTACCAAAAACGAACGAATACCGTTCTTGATCAATATCGGTGATTGTTTTCATTATGCTGGAATACGCCCCAGCAACAGACAACCTATCGAAAAACTCATCCATCGTTTCTGAATTCTTTCCCGAAATAGCATCTGTGTGTAGTTTTAAGAGATTCAATTCTAGCAAGAGCGATTCGAGTAAATCTATCACTTCGTCTGCTTGGTTTCTAGAAAGCGGAAGAATTTCATATAGAGGAGGCGTATCCTCAACCGGGACGGGAATTGGTCCTTGATGTAAGTTGTATACTTCCGCAGTACTTCCCTCTGGAGTATCAGGTATTATCGTTACTATAACACTACCAGAATCACCAATTGCTATTGCACCACGCACATTATCGTCTTCATATACAATACCGTCTTCGCTAATTACTTCGGATGGTGTTGCCGATTCGGCTTCACTATCACAAATGTAATAAATCGTAGAACCGCTTGAATCAAGAGTTTCTCCACTAACCCCACAAGTGCTACCCGAACCACCATAAACACCACCAGACAAGTGACACTGTAATTCAGTTAGTGAATGACAATCGTTTAATATACAACACCAACCAGTACCCCCAGATAGTTCACCCGCCGGTGGAGTAAATGTTTCAGGATCAACAACATTTCCCCCCTCTGTGTAGACTGGTGATGGAACAAAATTGCCCTGCTCATCATACACAACATTTTCAATTTCTTCTTCGAGTTCTTCTATTGTGTCTGATGTCACACCATAAGTTCCGTGGAACTGTATACCGCTACCAGCACCACCCAATCCGTTAGGCATATAGTAATCGACACCTTCAATTGTGTGTGTATGATAACCTACTGTGTTTTCATTTTCTCTGCTGTAATCGGGTGTTGGGCTTGCGGCAATTGCTTCTTCTGGTGTGAGGAATAGGGGATAGTACCCATCTAGAGCAAGTGCGTTTGCTCCAGGCCACGGTTCCCCTTCCTCATGAGGGAGGGCAAAAAGAGAATTGAGAATATCAATTTCATTCAAACATACATCTATAGACTCATTGATAATTTGAACGAGCGGGTTTTGAAACCCATCACCCTCGGCGATAAGGACAATCGCATGACGCTGTTCGGGTGTCAACGAATCAAAAGGTATTTCTATGGTTTTTGGGATTTCAAATTTATGCATAAGAATTTCACCCCGTAAACCCTAAACCACCGACAAAACCATAATATGAAGTTCCGCCATCCATAGTAGTAAACGAGATGATATCTATACCAGATGCTGATAATGTGGGTGCTGTGCCTCCAGGCCATTGAATAGATGATGTAAACTCGACATCACCGTGTGCCAACCCATCTTCAAATATCACAGTCATTGTACCGACTGTTCCTGATGTTGGGGCGTTAGTTAGAGCCCATATGATGGTGTTGCCGCTATCCATCCCACCAACCTTTACTTTTTGTACGTTACCGTTTTCAAAATCAAAAGTCACACTACTTGGTGTCTGACCATTATCATAGTACGTCTCAGCATAATCTTTTAGGTTTACGTTGTTGACTGTGTTATCTTGAAGATAAACAGAACCACCAGAGGTAAATCCAGAATTTAGATTTACACCACTAGATACTTCAAGCGTTCCTGTATCGTAATCATATTTCAGATCATCACTTCCAGTTGGTGTCCCGCTTTGATTGAACAATATCTGTTTGTCTGAACCACCAACTGGTCCCGTTGGTCCAACCGGACCAACGCCTGGTTGTGTTGGTATCCATTTTTCAGCAGCAGAATTGTATTGTAGGATATCCTGATCTTCTGGTGCATTTTCTGATACATCAACCAACTCATGAAGATATAGATCATCGACCGATATCCGAATAATGTTGTTAGCCTCATTGGTGTCTAGTTTGATATTAGAACCAGACACAAAACTAACAACCAACCCTTCCCCAATCAAACCATCCTTCTGAATGGAAGCAGTGAGTTCCCCCTGAATGATTGTTGTTATGGCATCAAAATCTTCGTACCCGGCATAGCCTAATTTAGAATCACTCTTCATTTCTGCTTTGGAGATAAGCGACAGAGATCCCTGAGCAGTGGATGTGTCCCGAGTATCTGTCTTCTTCTTTTTCGATGCAGCGAAGTTTACTAATTGAAACTGGATAGGCTGAGAAAGTATAGTTGGTGAAGACGAACCAACTAAAGGTTTTGACGTAGAGATGCTTGAATCTATTCCAGTAGTACCATTTCGGAATTCTAGTTCTACTTCATATTTTTTCAATATGCCATTTTCATAAATGGGCTTGTATGTTTTGTTTGCATCAACTAAATTTTGTAGTGATTTGTTTGGGTATTTCTTTAGTAATGCAGAATATTTTCTATTGTTTGCCGTAAAGACAACAGTAGATGATTGCTTAGTTTCTGGTGTGGGGGCAAAATGACTAGGGGGAATATAGTCATCACAACTATCCTCCCACATCCCACCAAGAACAGCACAACTCTCTTGGGTGATTTCTTCATTACATCCACTCTCTAACCAACAAACACCGAGGCTTCTAGTAGCACCCATTGTACAGGTATTGCAAACATCTTCGTAACATTCGCTACCGTCCAACATAGGTCGTGAAGCACACGATTCAAACCCACTACCAATACATCCAAAACGACAACCATGATGGCACTGATAATATCCATCAAACGATCCGGTATCAAGACCCACATACCTATCAACACAACTAATGTTCTCTCTTGGTACTGGTTTGCATTTATCCTCGAATTCCACCAATTGACCATCGTTATCACCATCGGGCTTGGCTGCGCCGGGTCTAAGAGCATCTGGTGTCTCTTGATCGCACCACACTTTACCGAAACCACATTCTTCACAATTATCACTGTCTTTACAACACCAAGAACAAGGACCTTCTTCCCTTAGATTTAAACCATCTTCATATTGACCCCAGTCACCCGTATCTGACAGCAGAGCATATCGTACTGGCATATTCGGGTCCACTCTACATTCACACGGATCTCCTTCTGTACCACTCCATTCCTCACAACGGTAATCTACACTTTTATGTGTCTCCGCACTAAGAGGTAAAAACAACGGGCAGTATGTTCTGCATGCCGATTCACCAATGGGCAATCTATCATCATATATTGCAAAGTCTGTATCATCACTATGTTCGCAACCACAAGGGCAACCATGATTATCAGAACAAACACCACCAACACAATCCTCATTAACAACGGAAAATGCTCTTGTGATTGGTTGCCAGTCATTCCATTCTAACCATGCGTCATAATCATTATGAGGGCAACAGCCAGTTTCCGACCAAACACAAGTGACTGTGTCTGAATTGGGGTTAGTTGCACAACAGCACTCACCAAGTGTTTCGTCTTTACATTCTCCGTTACAACATATTCCTTCCTCACAGCACTCGACTTCACCCTGATCTGTTATGCATTCTGCTTCGTTACAATTACACACTGTACAGTATTTGTTGCCATCATCATCAGGACAGCAAATTTCATCGGCCCCACAACATTCCCCTTCACAAAAATCAGTGGTGCCGGTCGGACAGCAATAGTGGACAATTCCATTATACGCCATCTCGCATGATTCACCTTCATCACAGCAACACCCACCAATTGACCAACAATCTTGATTGTCATTATCATTGCCACAAGGTTCTAGATTGTTACTATTGCATTTACAATTACAGGAACCATCATAGTATTGGGTGTCTCTCGCACAATATGTGGTTTCTACACCAGAAAAATAATCGTAATAAACATCTTCGGTAGCACTATAGCAGATGCAGTGTGTGTTTTCATTTCCGTCATTTTGCCAGAATTCCGTGCATACCTCACACGAGGCAGGACAACAAGAACCAGCAACACAAGTTCCATCACAGCAAGTGTCACCGCAACATTCTCCACCACAACAATAGATTGAGCCTCCCGAATCTAAACAACAACTTTCTTCGGGGAGACAACAATGGAACGGACCTTCTAACTCACACGGGACAGTACCAGCCGGACATGTGCATTGTTCATCTTCTGGAACACATTCATCAATACAACATCGTAACCCATCACCACAGCACACTCCGTTACATTGTTTCTCTGGTTCACAACACACATTCTCACCAACCGAAACTTCAAAGCAAGTTTCTCCGTCTGGGCAACACACGCAACTCCCATCTTGACAAGTTTTACCAGACATCCCCGCCCCGCAGCATTCATCATTACAACAATTCCCATCGAGACAACACCCGTCACCACCGCAACATGATGTTCCTGATGGACAGCACTCTCCCTGACAATCTGGGCATCCGCCATCAGGACAAGGATCCTTACAATACCCACCACAGCAAACTTTTCCTTCCTCACAACAAGTATTGCCACAAACAGTTGTTCCTGTTGGGCATTGCGGGCAAGGCGGGCAGGTTCCATCCGAACAGGGATTTATGCACTGTCCACTACAACATATCATTCCAATTGCACAATCATTTCCAGTAACACAACCACTCGGCATACAGTCGATGATGGCACAAGATGAATTTTCTCCAAAGAAAACACCACCGTAATGTGAACATTGAAAATCAGTTGCAGAAACACAATAACCACAAACACAACATGCCCCCGGTTCAGTGTCACCTTGCCAACACGGACTCTCCTCGCCTTGATTGTTTGTTTGCCCGCAATTACAATCACCAACAGGACCAGGTATTCCTGCCGAACCAGTAAGCCCCTTTGCGCCGGGAGCGCCGACAGGTCCCTCGGGTCCTATTGAAATCAACTGATCTTCAATCAAACAAGGTCCAGTAACTTCTAAATTGAACTGAGGAAAGAAATCATTAGTGGTAGTATCTGAACTTGGATTCCGAATTTCGTTGATTGCTTGTTTTAGTTGAGGGGACGCAAACACAGATTCCATTGCAGAACCAAATATCGGATCACTATCAAGTGTTTCGATTATTTTTGTTCCATACGAATATCTTTCGATTACCCTTCTTGCTTTACAAAAATTCTTTTCATCGGTATCAATTAGCGATTTGAGTTTGTCTACGATATTAGGTAACAAACAACTCAATATGCTTGGGATTGTAACTGGGAATTTTTGAACAACCCCAGCAAGACCATTCAGTCCCGACGAGTTTGTGTTTGCTTCGCAATAATTAGAAGACGATTCGCAAAAGGTTAAATGCTTTATGTTACCGATGATGTTATCACCAAGAACAGAAAGGCTACTAAAAATTTCCGAGTATTGTTCTTTGTCTAATCCAGTGATACTTTTCATCACCCTAGTATACAAACCTGCAATTGATAGACGCTGGATCAAATCGGAAGTATATTCACTTTCCACCCCAGACAACTTATCGGTATGTAATTTTAGAGCATCCAGCCAATATGTGATTGTTGTCAACCAGTAATCTAATTCGATTATTTGTTGTTCTGATATGTGGGTTTGCTCGAATGGGTGTATGTCCAAAGACATAATCTTCGAGTGTTCATCAGAAACGATTGACTTCGCTTTTGCTATATTTTCTGCTTGGGGATTTACAAACCCATCGCCGCTCATTACCATATAGATAGCCTCACGTTGCTCAGACGTAAGCATATCGAACGGAATCTCGATGTTAGATACAGAAAAGTTTGCCATTATCAATCCAGTATTATTAGATTATATCACCTATATCTATGCTGGGCAGTTCGATGCTACCCACAAGGCAATCGAGACCGGGGATGTCGGGCATCAGTCCATCAACATCAGGAAGCATTCCACCAACATCAGGAATCATTCCACCAAGTTCTCCGCCGATGTCGCCCAACGAGACATTCATCAAATCCCCAACCATACCATCAATCATCCCACCAACATCAGGTATTGTGGGGATCGCAGGTAATTTGAACTGACACAGATCAGCCAATGGGTTGTCGATATTTAACGAACCCAATACATCATTTGCAAAATTCTTTGCTGCGGCCTCTACTTCTGCCAGCGATACTTCCGGTATCTTTGGCATTTTAATTAGACCGCTAAATTCGGGTATACCGGAAAACATCACTTCTGGATCTAGTTTCTTTGCTAGATCGGGAATCCCTGATGCAGCAATAATAGAATCAATATCAGGAACGCTTGGTAACGAACCAAGAGATGCCAGCCCATCTATATCTTTGAATAAATTTTCATCGCACAACGGATTCCCAGAAAGCAATCCACCTATACCGCCTAGATCAGGAATTAGTCCTTCGAGAGCATCACCAGCACAACCCGCAATATCTGGCATTATCCCACCAAAATCAACATCTGGTAAAAAGCCTCCAAGATCAGGAAGCCCGATATCAGGAATCATCCCACCAATCGCACCTTCAACGGCACTTCCAATGTTAGAAGGAGATATGCTGTCGATAGCATCATTGACGGTATTTTTAACATCATCATATGCTGGAATTCTTGGAATATTATCTTCGAGTGCCATTATTGACTATAGTATCCGGGATGGTTTAGGTGTATATCTGGTCCGGCATTGTAATATTGGTTTTTACCTGATTGTACTTGAATTTGACCATCAACCCTTACGTTGTAGTCTCCGCTAACATAAGCATCATAGTTACCATTAACGTGGGTGTTCATGTTTCCATCAGCAAGTTCAACATTGACATCCCCTTCTCCGAGTTTGGCATTGACATTTCCCTTCTTCACATCCAAATTGATATTGGCATTTTCTCCAACGTGGATGTCGAAATGACAATCACCCTTTGGTTCTCCCCCACCCTCTTCCTTCTTTTGCTTGTCTTTATTCACAATGATCTTGCAGCCCTTGTCCATCGTAACATTAGTCCACCCATCAATATGAACACACTCATTTTTTAAAACCACTGTATAGTCATTACGGACAACCTTTACTACCTTGTCTCCGTTCGGATGAATTTCTTCAAATGTACCAGATCTATGATAACGGTGAAGACGCTCACGACCTGGTGTATCATCAACTTCTATTGTGTGCCCCGACTCGCTTTCATAAACATGGTTGTGTGGGTATGTTGCCTTGTATGCTGTTTTTGGTTCTGTCCACTTTCCACCAGCCGATTTCTTTGCTGTACATTTTTTGTCTTTTTTGATACTGCAACGAACTGGTTCACCACTACAATCAGATGTTGGTACGTTCATGTCGAGCAACCCAGGCGAACTCCCTGCTAAAGGTCTACGCTTAATTTCAACTATGGTCTTGTCAATCTCTTCATTTCTGGCAAGACGATTTGTATCAGATTCGTCTATAACAAAATCTTTAGGATATGACTTTCCCTTATCAGAATTTACTAACACAGCACCAAGACCATCATCAGGATACTTCTGAACTTTATAGCCTTTTGCCAACATATTACTTACTGGATCTTGTTCTAATTGACTATCGGTTCTTGGATCATTGAAGCCCGTTTCATTATCTGCTTCTTCCTCTGGAATTCCCCCAATTGAACCCATCATTATTGGTTCTTGTGCATTTTCTCCATCTCGGAAAAACCCCATCACCCATGAACCGGGAACCAATCCAGTTGGGCTGTGCCCCATTCCGCTGATAGCAGCACTGGTAATTGGTTGAATTGGATATGCCCAGGGCAAATCCTCCGTCTTAATCAAACTCTTATCGTCTGAATGAAACCCCAACACTCGAACACGACACCTACCGAGCATCAGTGGATCGTCAACATCTTCCACTACACCTTGCCACCAAACGAAATTATCTTTACCTATAAAGTTTTGCATTGTTATTTACCTAATTCCTTCATTGTGTTTGACTCTGGATATGACTCTTGAACAGAATCCTTGGCAAGTTCCATATCCATTTGATATCCACCATCTTGCTGGAAGAAATGACGAACAGAAGTTACGAGATACTTGCCACTAATGTACTTGTCAGTATTAGATTCGTCCCCCGCTTCTCCCGGTTCTAGTGGTTCAAATCTCAAATGCACAACATCCCCACACATCCTCCGACTATCACCAGCCCCGTTAGTATATAGTCGCATCGATTCAATTTGCTTCATTTGAGATTTTCTTTTACTGAACCACTTTTCATATTCGTCGTTGTCTTCGACGGTTTCGCCGCCGTGTAGTTTGTTCTTGCGGTTTAAGAATTTGTGTTTGGGCTTGAAATCATAAACCGTGTTTGATTCAGGACTAAACTTATCAATACCTTTGATGATGGGATATTCCTTCTCTACATGTTTGATCCCATCCCAACTATCTTTCAAGTTAAAATCTGTCACCTCATACTTTTTTCTAACAATGTCATGTGTTAGTACTTTAGAGGCATACATCCCCGTTTCAATTTCTTCGAGTCTGTTTCCCGCATCAGCAAAACGAATAGATTCTAGATTTCTATGTTCATACCCAACATCTCTCTGCCCCCGAACGCTAGATGGTTTTGACAAATCACGATATTTTCTGGGATGCCACATATAGGATTGTTTGGGGATGGGAACATCAACCAATTTATCAAGTGTAGTGAAATGAAAACCTTCCCTGTCTTCATAAAATACAAAATTACAAGCATCTGTGTTGTCTTCTGCAACTGCCCTTGCAGTCAACCAGTTAATTGCTGTAAATGGTGACCAGTTTGGAATGACGTATTTCTTCTTGACGTTTGTGGTTTTTACATCGATGCTAAGTTCTTTACCAGAGACATCTTTGATATTGGAGTCGTATATCTCTGTGACAATATCACTTATCGTTCCATAGTAAGATTTGCTGATCTTTGTATGGGAATCTTTGAACATTTCGGGAGATACGCAAGACAGAACCATAACTTGAGATCTGCCCGCCGTCGAAACATGCTTAGATCTAATTCCATACACATCAAACTCAAAAGTAACATCATCCGCCCCAGCCAAAGAGAAAACAATTTCTAGTTTTTCCTGTTGTCCTATTATTGGTAGATGTCTTGCCCAGTTATGAACATCCAAGAAACTCAATTCACAAGACATAGTGTTTGAAAATATGTTTTCAAAAATACTACACGAAACGAACTTGTATATCAAAGAAACCTTACCGCCATTCGGAGAAGTGATAATAAGGTCTTTCAGTAGGTAATCTCTTGTGCCCTTGTGTGCGTCAACCATTACAGATTAATCATCCTTTTCAATTCAGCGTCAATATTCGGAATCAGTTCTTCTTTGAGTATTTTGATTTCTTGCTTGCTGGTGTTGAGATTTTCTTCGTACTCACGATTTGTTACTGTGGTGTGTGTTGAAAGATTTCCATCCTCTGATATGAGGTACGAATGTAAAATCGTATTACCAAAAGTGGCTGCTGTAATATCGTATGGAGATGCTCCGGTTTGCCCCACCAATACTTGTTCACCAGTACCACCCACTGGTGGAGTTCCATATGGGTTTATCTTCTTACCATCTAAATTTTCAAAGTGGTGTAAACTTTCTTTGTGAATATCCACTATTCGACTAATTGTTCCTGTGGTGGTATTCTCATACTGGATAATGTCATCAACACTAAAGGAGCCAACCGTGTCTCTCAATACCAATTTCCTATAAGTAGGATCCCAACTTTCAACAAACCCACGAACACTTCTATCTGATACATTGTACACTTCCGTGTCTTTAGTAAACCCTGTTCCCCCAGATATATTGTTGATGTAGTATGCTTTTTCTGGATATTTCTTATCGAGAAAATTCTCAAGAGATCTGCTACCTAAACACCAATCGAAATATGGATCGATTATTTGATTTGTTAGTAACACCACCCAATGTAATTTTGCATTGTTGTAAAACTTATGCGCCACCATTTCTGGTGTTTCTCCGTCTTGTACGGCATAGTTTTCAAAGAAGTTGGAATTGTCGATAATCTCTTTGCGTATTGCTACTCGTCTAAGGATGTCTGTTGCGGTTTTGATCGATCCGTCTTTGTTTATATCGTACCGAATCAGTGGAAACTTACTAAAAAATGTCATTATCGCTCTCCATCCATCCACTTGTAATCTTGTCTTGCCAGCAATGCCAATTCTCTGAAATCCATTGATAACTTAACACTTGTGGGGGCATTAGTTCCTTCAAACGCACTCCATATACCGCCTCCTGCATAATCGACTTTAATGGATGTCATACAGCAACGTGCTATCTTACCAATATATTGATTTTCTTCTCCACCAGACAAGAAGAATATTTGATATTCGGAGGGATACTCAAACAGAGCATGATCACCCTTATAGGCGCTCGGAGCCGAACTGTATTTTAGAAACTGTATGATTTCTTTTAGATTGTCCGAATCTTTTTGGTTTCGTGGAGTAAACTCCCAAGAGAAACTGAAAGTCCTCTGTTCGGGCTCCTGAAACATTGTTTCTTTTCGGGGGTTCACCACTCGTTTCATTTTATGAGCAATTAATTTGTCTGCATTTTCAAGAAACAACTTACCAGCCATACCGGCAACCACCTGGCCAGCCTGTTGTGTCGCCGAAGCAAAGTTACCAGTTACCATATTGCCCAGAGCAGATCTTTGAAACGACACGGTTTCCCAAGTCCATCCGTCCGACATTGATATTTGATGAGGAAACGGAAGAACCACATTATCTTTAATTCCGCCCGAAGATTTTGCATAAGTGCTTTCATCGACCGCTATTTCTGTCATTGTTTTTACATCATTACCTTCTTCATCTTTTCCCACACCTCGTTCAAATACCTGAACCTGCTCGTTCCTCACATCCCCCCGAGGTGATCCAGTCCGTACCCCTGCCATATTTTTTGATAATTTTTGTACTTCGGAAGAAACCGCCGAAGACATATCTTCCCCACCGCTCTTTGATGAGTCACCTAACGGCGCAGTTTCATCCTGATATACCCGCAAAAAGAAGACATGCTGATGTTCTGAGTTTGATGCAATATCAGATGGAAAATGTAGAGACATTGATGCTCCTTAGTGTGATACATACTATGTATGTCTTACAAAGGGAAATTTACCCCAAAGAACCCAAATAAATACCACGGTGATCCCACAAAAATCATATATCGCTCATTGTGGGAACGTCGGTTTATGGTATTCTGTGATGAGAATCCTTCTGTGTTGGAGTGGTCTTCCGAAGAGATGTTTATACCATATGTATCGCCGATTGACAACAAAAAACACAGATACTTCGTTGACTTCAAAATCAAAACAAGAAACAAACGTGGATTTATTGAAACTCGCCTGATCGAGATCAAACCAAAAAAGCAATGTAAAGCCCCAACCAAACCAAAAAGAATGAGCAAACGATATATCACCGAAGTACAGACTTGGGGCATTAACTCTGCTAAATGGGAAGCAGCGAAAGCATACGCAGATTTGCGTGGATGGAAATTCCAGATCATAACAGAAGACACTCTATTCGCAGGAAAGAACAATGGCTAAAAGCATACGAGGCTCGGATAGCATTTTCGAGGCATTCCACGACAATCAAAAAGTAAATTCTCAAACCAAGAAGCAACAGACATATGATTGGTTTCGTAATACTATCAATACAGCATTGGAAGATTATGATATGAACGAAATCCGAAATATGATAATAACCGACCGAAACAGAGTTTCAAATAGGTTGTTTGTTGGTAAACTGTATTTCTTTTTCTATAACGATCCAATATACAAAACCACCCTACCATATTATGATACCTTTCCACTGTTTCTGTTATTACGACGAAAAGGAAAATTGATGTTTGGATTGAATTTCCATTACCTTAGTCCGACGAGGAGGATTGTGGAATTTTTAAAAATGCTTCGATATACTACCAATCAGCGTTTGGATACTACAACACGCATAGAACTTCCTTATAAAGAAATCAAAAAATCGATGAATTGGCGAATGCTTGTCCCAACTCTTCGACAATATCGAATAGATAGAATACAAGGAAACATAATAAATATTCCAGCACAGGACTGGCCAGTTGCAATTAATTTACCTGTTGAACGCTTCAAAAAAGCATCAAGGAGGAGCATCTGGAGACAATCAAGCATCAAGGGACGAACAGGACGAATATAGATGGCAGATTTAAAACTAAGTAGCAGCATCCAAGAAATATGGGCAGAGAAACTTCTTCGGAAAAATCGGTATGGGATTTCTTTTATGGGGAACGGTGTCGAATTAGCCCTGAAGGAAATGGGAAGAGAAAGCGGACCGCTTCGTCGAAGAATACTAGAACTTCTAGTACGAAATTGTGAAGTTGCTTCTTTGGTTGGTGCATCTTTCTCAACTGCCCCAAATAGAATACACGGACCTGTTCGAGAAATGCCGTATGAACGTCTTTATAGCGGTGACTTGAGTTTGACATTTCGGGAAGTTCGTTCAACAAAGGTACGAAAATTCTTCACTTCTTGGCAGAATTCCATCTACAAGAACACCTCTGGGAATTTTACATATTACGATGATTATATCGGCGATATTGAAATATACCAATATGATGAAAAAGGCGACAGCAATGCTGTATATGGAATAAGAATAAAAGAGGCATATCCAAAAAACATTCACGAAATGACTTTGGGTTATGCCGAAAATGACTCATATCACAGACAAACAGTAGATTTTGCTTTTCGTGATTGGGAAGAGATTTCAATTCCCAGAAAACCCAAAAACCAAGAAAAGGACAATACATCCTTTGCCCCTGCCCCACTTACATTTGACTCACCCCCACTTACATTCTGACTAATGAAATGATCCATAGGAGATAAATTATGGCTTTACCAAAACTAACAGTACCGTACTACAAAACCAAAATACCTTCAACCGGAAAAGAAGTCAAATTTCGACCCTTTCTGGTAAAAGAAGAAAAGATTCTAATGCTTGCATTGGAATCTGAAGATGAGTCGCAAATATGTGATGCATTGTTTCAAATCATAGACAATTGTACCGACAACAAAGTCGATGCAAGAGATATGCCGGTATTTGATGTCGAATACCTCTTTTTACAGTTGAGGAGCAAATCGGTCGACAGCGAGATAGAGGTAAAAAACAGATGCTCAAATCCGAAATGTCTAAAACCTACAACCCTCAAAATAAACCTTGATGATGTTACAGTCAAAAACAAAGAAACCAACCACAAAATTGAACTCACCAAAGACATTGGTGTCATTATGAAATTTCCCCGCCTATACAACATTAAATCTTTACCAGATGTTGACGAGAGCAACAGCGAATACATTTTTGCTGTAATTAAAAGTTGTTTAGAATCCATTTACGACGAAGATCAAATATACAAAATATCAGAACAAACTCCAGAATCGGTAGATGAATTCCTTGAGAGTCTGACTGGTGAACAATTTGAAAAACTCACTGATTTTTTTGAAAATGTCCCATCTTTAGAATTCAACTTGAAGTATGACTGCGCTCACTGCGGAGAAAAAATAGATATCAAACTGTCTGGACTACAGGATTTTTTCTCCTATGCCTCTCTCACAACTCGGTAGAAAACATGCTCAGAACAAATTTTGCAATGATTCAACACCACAACTGGAGTCTAGAATCACTGGAAAATATGGTGCCGTGGGAGAGGGATTATTATGTCATTTTACTAAATAACCATGTCCAAGAAGAGAATGAACGAATCGAGAGACAAAACCAACGGATGAGATAAATGGAACCAAACGAAAAACAACTCAAAGACATCAATGCTAAACTAAAGGATCAAAACAAGATTCTTAGTGATAAGGTTGGTGATCCACTCAAAGATCAAAGTGGTATTGTCAAAGATACAAAGACGGCAGTGGATAGAGTTGAATCCTCGGTGAAAAATGTAGAAGCGAGTGATATTGAAAGGGCCAATAAATTCAACGATTTGGCAGACGATCTAACTAAAAAGTTTTCATCGTTCAATGCTGATCAAATTTCAAATCTTACTAACTTTGGTGCTATAGTAGAAACTGCTACTGCCCGAACAGAAAAAATACAACAAGAATCCCTTACCGGGATATCATCAACTCTCACCGAGTCGTTTGCAACATCTCTAAGTTTCGTTGATAGACTAGCCTTTCGCATTCATGCTAAAGCAGATCAAAACATTCGGAAAATGAACGAGGCTGCCGCCGAATTTGATGATATGCAAACGAATGTTGGTAATTTCATGCAAACCAGAATGCTTGAGTTGTCCAATCAACTCCTTACCGCAGATCATAAACAAGCGATCAACATTAAAAATGAAATGTTAGCCCTACGAAAAAGGTCTGGTGTCCTTCACGGTCATGAACGAGATCGTATGGAGGCGATGCACAGTGCAATGGCAGACGGTATGGAGGAGATGACCAATAGTACTTCTATATTTAAACAAGCGATTGTTGACACGCTACCAACAATGGATAGTTTGGCGGAAAAGATGCTCGGTGGGGGAATTCTTGGTAAATTCGCTGGAAACTTAATCCGAGCAAGAAAAGCCAAGAAACAACAACAAGCAGCCACAGATATTGGTATTGAATCAGCAATGCAAAAAGATTTTGTTGAAGATGGTGTTGCCAAAGCAAAGGGGGCTGATGCTATAATGGGCGGTGATGGTGAACTTTCCGAGGAAGAAGAGGAGACCGTCCGAAATGAACAATTAGAAATTCTTAGAGAAATTTCGGAACAGGGATTGTCTCTCATAGAAGGCAATAACGACATAGAAGAAGCGATAGTTGATGGAAATAAGAACGAGGAGTCTAGACATAAGGGTGATAAACTAGACAAGAAAGAAAAACGAAGAGAACGTCTACGAAGAGAAAAATCACGACATGGGGATTTGCTAAAGGGTGGTGGTAAGGGCATCACCAAAAAGAAGAGTGGTATGTTAGGGAAGATATGGGGTCTTCTTAAAGGCAGTTTCTCTAAACTTCTCCTTGGGGTTGGCAGTCTTGTGACTTCTATGGGTGGTCTTGCCTTGAAAATGGGCGGGGGAATGCTTTCATTGGGTGGGAAAGTAGGTAAACTTGGTCTAAAAATGGGAAGCGGATTGCTCGCTCTTGGTGGAAAACTTGCACCAATGCTATTGAAAATAGCGGGACCTGTGGCTCTCATGGCTGGTGCTGGTATTTTGGGATTTAAAGCAGGTAATTGGTTACACGATAATCTTGTTGGACCTTGGCTTGAGGACTACTACGACGAGCAAGATAAGAGAAAATGGGATGCCAATAATGCAGTTATAAAAACCACTACGCAACAAGCAAAGGTGAGAGACGAAGAAACTGGTGAACTGCTCCCTCTCTACCGAGTATGGGACCCCAAATTACAAAAGGAACTAGGAAAACAGATTGCAACAGAAAAAGAAATTATGGAAGCAGCAAAGAAGACTGGACATGAAGGTGATTTCAGTCAACTAATGGTGCCAGACTCGGAGGGCGAGACAGCGGTTGGAAAAGCAATGGCAACCAAAACAGCGACAGGAGCGCAAGCGTATAGTGCGTGGGGCGGAGGACTCACCGAAGACATGAGTGCGGGCGAGTTAGAGAAGGTGGTGAGTGGAGAAACGGCTAGAGATGAACTAAGTAACTTGTCTAGTGGTGGGGGAAGATTGCATGGCAAGGGAAAAGAAGGATTTGAAGGACAGAGGGAGGCGAAGAGGAAACAGCAAATTCTCCATACGGCTGATCAATTACAGCAAGCAGAGAAAGAACTCGTCAATTATATGAGCAAACCTTACGACACTGAAGAAGAGGCCGAAGTGGCGTCTCGGAAAGTAAAAGAACTACTGATAAACACTGGTAAGGTATTTGAAGTTTTTCGTGGTCATGGTAAGAGGAAAAGCCTGGGCGGGGTGCCGATTCTAAAGACGAGTGATTATCATAAAATGAAAAAAGCATTTCCTATGATGTATGATTATTCTCGGGGAGAATATAGGCCTGCCATGAAAAAAGTTGATTATGATTGGGAAGACCCACAAAGCGATGCAGAAAAGTCTTTCACAGGTGCAAAAGATAATCAATTCCTTCTTATGATGGATCACCTTTGGGACGAAAAACAAATAGTAGAATTGCTGGGAGAATATGACAATGCCCAATCCGGGAGCATCGCAGCGAATTGGCGGGGCACCTCATGGGAAAGGTTTGGGGGCGGTGAGGCTTTTATGGGAGAACGCTGGTCAGACCCAGAACTCCCGGGCGAGGTCAGGTTCGCAAAGGGAGGTTTGGTCCGACGACCAACTCGCGCCCTAATAGGGGAAAACAACAAACCCGAAGTTGTAATTCCACTAAGCAAATCTCATGAGGTAATGGCTAAAACGATAGTAAAGACCGCTTCGCTCCAACCAACCAATCAAAGTGGTGGTATATTGGGTAACGTCCATCGTCTTCTTGGAATGGAACAATCTACAATAACAAAGCCCGACCACATCGAGAACCACCTAGTCAATTTACAAAACCAAAACCAACAACTCAAAGAGAAAACAACACTAACCCAAAACACACCAGAACAACTGAACAATACAAACATTTCTAGTGTAAATCAGAGCAACACCACAATGTCATTGCCACCATCGCCTCATTACAACGAGTCAACACTACAGAGCCTACGCGAAAAACGAATGCGTTCGACTACCATCTAAAAAGGGACCTGGCGAACCAGGCCCCTTTTCTTCATCATTTAACGAAGGATTAACCTTCGTTCGCTAACTTCTCAAAATACGAGAGTGCATCGTCGGACTCACCACTATCCACCGAGGGAGCATCGACTGCCGAAGACGATGAAGTATCTTCGGACTTGGTGGTATCATAACCAATATCTTCTGCGCGTGCGGCAGAACCAGAACCACCAGTAACCTGATCAAAACGACTCTTTAGTTCACTATATGACTTGAATTTAGAATCGTCTGTAAACTCATTGAGTGGATATTGATTATTCCAGAGTTCTTCTAGTTTGGAATCATCACCGTCAAAAAGAGCAGAGGGTGACTCAAATTCACTCTTATCGTAGTTGATAAACCCAGCAACCTTTCGGACCTTCAGTTTGAAATTTGCACCATTCCAAAAATCGAACGGATTGACTGCATCCTCGTCTTGGAACTCTGGGTTCATTGCCTCATTGATCTTATCGAAGATTTTCTTTCCAAACTTATAGAGGAAAATCTTACCTTCGTTTTGAGGATTGGCTGGATCGCTCACAACAAGAATATTGGAAGTATATGACAACTTTCTCTTGCGGCTGCGTGCGATATCCTTGTCCGATTCAATTCCACTGTTCCAGAGGAGGCTATTCGCTTCACAAATTGGGCATTTACCACCGATTGTGGTTGGACAGTTATCAATCAACCAACCACCCGGACCCTTGAATCCGTGCGAAAATGTACGAGCCCAAGGCACATCCTCACCATCAACGGCTGGAAGAAACCGAATAACAGCATAACCATTACTCGATTTGTCGAGTTCTGGGCGCCAAAAACGGTCGTCCTTATACGATTCTGAGCCCTTCGAGAGTTTGTTCATTTCCTCGGTCAGTTTACCGAAGCCACCCTTCGAGTTCTTTTTAAAATCTGAAAATCCCATAATACCATCTCCTATTGTTGTGTACGTTGTGTACGGGGTATTCGACATATGCTTAGTATACGCTATTTATGATCCGAGTCAATCACTATCTTGAAGTTTGTCTAGTAAAATTTTTCGATATTTGTTGGTGTTTGTAATTGCCATAAATGGCTCGTATTTGAGGCTTCTCATCCGAACACCTGCCCATAAGTAATCATCTGGCATTACCCGATCAAACTGATCAAAGAACCCAAGCATTTTGTTCAACAATATGAAGGTTTCTATACTGATATCCTCTCGGACAACCATCCGCAAAATGATAGGGTGTTTTCCGCCTTCTGCTTTGAATAGATCATCAAATGACATACCATTCATTTCATTGATGATCACAGACACATCGTCGGAGAATACCATCGATAAGGATTGAATTCGGCGTTTCCAGTCTGTGAAAATTTGTTCGGCTGAATCATCAAACAGTTCACCAATCCAAAAATTACCCCTCACCACAAAGTTAGATACCAAGAAACCAAACACATCTCCTTTCTTGGTTTTAGCCAACCTATCAAAGAAGTGTCTATCTTTTCGATTTAGAAAAGTTTTGGTTGATGCTTTAGTTTTACCGTTGAACTTGACATAATCGTATGAGTCTTTGGTGAAGTGTAACTTCAATCCAAGATACAGACAGAATACATCATATCCGTTCATTATATGGGCAATCTTGCCCCTTTTGGGAGCATGTTGATTGATTCGCCCTCTATTCGGATCTTCTCGATAATTGGTTTGGTTAGAAATTTTGCTGCTGCCTCTGGTTCGATGTTGTTTTGTTCTGCAATCTCAAGAACAGCATCCATATATGGACCACCGTTCTCTTTCACATAGTTCTCTATTTCAGAGATAAATTTACTAGGATCTTCAAATATCATAGTGTCCTTTCTATGTGGTTATTCTACCATACTCTCAAAACAGAGTCAAGAGGATTATACATATATGTATACTGAACAAGGAGAGTTATAATGTCTGATATCGACAATGATGTTGTCCTAAATGCCGGCGCCGGCGGACCAAACATCAAGACATATTTTGAAGATGCGGCAGCAGGTTCGAGTGCTGGGCATTACCAATTAATGATGGTAGCATTCGATGGTGCTGCTGGTGGTGATACCGCCGACATTGCTGCAAGAAATAACCCATTACCTGTTGATATCCCGATTGGGTATACTACAGTCGGTGGATACATTCAAGACATTTGGACTAGTCTCACCGCAGATGGTGCGGGTGGAACGGCGATGTATGTTGATATTAGCCCATCCAGCGAAATCACAGTCTCTGCAATCGTCGAAGACCTAATCGTTGGTATTACCACTGAAGGATCCTTTGCACAAATTGCAGTATATGGAACTGGTGGTACAGCAGTTGGAGTTACTGGTTCAGTCTATATTCTCGATACTGCATCGGTTACTGGTACGGTAGCAATAGATTCATCCTCTGTAATAGGAATTAGTGGTTCGCCTGATGTATTATCAACCACGGGGATACCGATGTTTGGTACGGGCGGTACAGCAGTTGGAATTACTGGATCAGTTTATGTTTTGGATCATGCCTCGGTAACGGGCGAAGTCGATATCGCAACGATGCCTACTGTTAGCGTCAACATATCATCTGGGATCACAAATGGTAAGTTCTCTGGTGACTTGACTTCTGGTACAGTAATAGGAAGCGGCGGTCTATCCAGTGGTATTAGAGTTTCAGCATTCAGCACAGGAATTAGCACAGACTATGTGTATGTGGGTGCAACTCTAGCATATGGTTCCGAAAGTCTGACGGCTTATGGGCATCCCCTTCGTGAGATGGAATCTGTATTCGTTGAAGTAAATAATCTCAATCAAGTGTATGTCATATCAGACAACACATCAGTTGATGTTCGGTGGATCGCAAGTTAGTAGATGTCACATTATAAGTTCAATCCAGCCAAAAAGCAGGATATGTTTCATGATGATCGGGTAGACGAACCGCTCAAGAAACACTCTAAGATATATCCTACTGGAGATTGTTCTATATCAAGAGAAAATCCCAATAGGAAATTGCCAAATTCTGATGTGCTGGTTGTTGGTTTTGATAGTTCTGGCACATTCAACAAAATAATCCCAGAAGGCAATACTCACGGATACTGGACACTAACTGGTCTGAACCCAGCATCTCCAGAAGACGGAGCAGGTGCAAGTGGTGATTATGTTTCACGGATTCTGATGGAGTTTGATCTTGCTGATGCTGGTATTACTAGCGGCGATGCGATTGAACGAGCATCATTGCAGTTGACAGTATTTCAATCCAAAACCATCGAAGGTTCGAGTTCGTTTGATTTTGATTTCTTCCGGTTTCATCCCGGCACAACAATCAATAATACCGCTGGTTATGAAAACCACTTCACAGAAAATGCAACGTGGTACGAGTATGATTATAGCGGTACGGGATTAACTACCGGGACATATGCTACTGGTGATTTCGGTGTAACCGATAGTAATCACGGAACCAACCGATGGGACTACCAAGGTCTTGGTGTTACCGGATCGACTGCTGAACATAGTGGGGGCGGTGATACCGGGCAGTGGGTAGATATTAGTGGTGGGACATCATCGTCAAATATAGATGAATACTCCGACAACATATACAAGTACGCTATGTCGTTATCAAGATGGGAAGTGATCGGGGGTGAAATGCTGTATCTTGATCTGACATCAGCAGCACAAGATGCCTTAGCGAACTATCTTGGGAAGATGAGAATAATGATTAGATTGAGGGACGATCAGTCTTACGATAACACAGACACAGAAGCATTTGTTTCATTCTATTCATCTTCCTCTTTGAGAGACACAAGCACATTCTCACAATCTAAAGGTTCTCAGATACCAACATTATCTGTTGATTACTTCGACGTTACTTGATCATTTCTTCATTTTCTGTTGAAAGATTTTTTGTGTTTCTTTCTTGAGTGCGTCCCCTTTAAATCCAGCCTTTTTTGCTTCGCGGGTTGCCTCCTCAAGTAATTTCTTCTTTTTCTTACAACTAGAGCAACCACCGGGTTCTTTCGATTGCGGTTTCATGTTGTATTTTTTTTCTATTACCTTTTTTGCTTCTTCTACAGCCGACACTGTATCATATCCTTCGCTTTTCTTTTTGTCAACTTCCTGTTGAAGTTCTTTTCGTCTTTCCTCACACTTAGGGCAACCCTTTTCTTCTTGAGTTGGTTTGACGATATACGGATCTACCTCCCCAATCAACAATTCAATCTGAACTTTTCTTTCGTCTGGATCATCGTCGGACTCTGATGTGGTGTAATCACTAAACCCAGGCATATGTCGTGGACATGCAAGATACGGATGGTCCAGTTTGGTGTATTCATCATTCTCACCATTGAGGAACACAGAAGGTTTGTCACCACAACCACACTCACCACATATAAACTTACCCATTTTTACAGAACTCGGTCTGAGACCCGGACACACCTTTACAGTTTCACCATCACCAAAGCAACTCAAAAGTCTGATATCTTTAGTAGTAACGTCTGTTCTCTTCCCGCTTATACCTTTTGACCATTTAGCCTTCAGGTAGTTTCCAATCATACTTAGATTCATTCTGACTCCATTTCATCGTAGAATGTTTTGATGTCGTTGTATAGACCTTCAACATATTCGATAGGTCGTTTCTTGAATACTTGATTTGTTCCATCTTCATTAGCGATGATTATTACTATATTTTCAATCGTCATTCCAGTCTTCTCTTGAAACATTATAGCATAAGCAGTCGCTTGATGGAAGTAATTTGTAATCCACCCTTCTTGTTTTGGTTTGGTGCTACCCTTAAAGTCGATGATTGATAATTCACCATCGAACTCAGCAACACAATCAACTCGCCCTGCTAAGGCAACCGTCTCAGACCAAAGAGCGACCTCTTGAGCATACACATTATCAATCCGATCCAATTCTGGTTGGACTTGTTTGAATAGTGCCACATTTTCTGGTTGTTTGTCGCCGAAGAAATCTTCTTTGTTGTTGATGTAATCTTCGATGAGTGTATGTAACTCGTTGCCACGGGAAAGACATCTTGATGATTCGATTTTGTTATCTGGGTTGGATCGCCATTCTTTGAAGAAATCACGTTTGCTCCAGCCAGTTACAGTGGTGACACTGGGATACCAATCCCCGGTTGGAGATTGATACATTCTAAGCCCGTTCTTTGTCTCGACCGGCAAAGAATCAAACTCGGCGCCTAGTTGGATATGGTTGAATGTTTTTTCGTTTACCATCATAATCATTATACCTCACTAAATGATGTTGTCAAAATATTTAGATCTAATTTCAAATTTTTATCAGCCTATCACATTTGGCTGCACATAAATACATGTGTAATCAGAGAACATGATTATTCATGACCAGAAAGGATGGGACCGGAATCCCATCCTTTTCTATTTAGTGTTCTCGTATGCAAACCGAATCATCTTCTTGAAAGAGTCCATCGAACTATTCAACTGATCTTGGAACTGTACTTGGTTTTCTTCGTTGAGTGACTGATTCACATCAACTATCGTATCAGCACTATCACACTCAAGCAGTATTGACTCATCACCAAATTGTATCGGTGTTGGGATCATTGTATTGGATACCCACTCTGCAATAACATATGCCGATTCGGTAAGTTTACCCTTTCTCTTTTTCATCATCTTGGCTAATGCACGATGAGCAGAACCTACGGATGACACTCGGAGCAACGTCACTTCTACGGTTTTCCCAATTACTTTGGCGGTTGCAATAGCAGCACTCGACACTTCTTCGGCGAACTCCTTGGCGTTTCTTGTAGAAGGGAAAATGAATGTCATTGGTACAGTGGTAGTACCCTCATCCAAATACATATTCGTAAATTTTGGATTGATTTGATTCTTGTATGTCTTCTCGATATACTTCTTTACCTTCATAATGTCTTTCTTTGATCCCTCAAAGGAGACATCAAACCCCGTACCACCCGAACCATGACCAACATATAACTTCTTGAAACGCTTCTGTATATCAGAGAGGATGTCTTCTGCGGTCTCACTGTTATAGTCGAGATCAAAATCGAAACCAAGAATCCATGTTTCTTTTGATTCGTTCATAATACCGTGTGATTCAATTTTTTCTGAAAGTGTTATGAATTTTTTCATAGTTCTGCCCTTGTTATGTTCAGTAACTTCTCTACTTGTAGGTTGCATTGGGCTTCTCGCTGACCTCCTGGCCAGTAGAGATAGTCCTTGTTTTTGTTCTTTCGGAGATTTACGAGAAGTGGGATGACAATCTTTTCCACTTCAAGCATCTTGGCTTTCATTAGATTCTCATATTCAACCTTCACAGCCGTTGTTCCTTCACAAGTCGAATGCATCGAGATGATCTGTGCTAACTTGTTCTGGATGTCGAGAATCTCATCAACGGATGTGGTTTCAGCATCTTGTCCGAGTAAACTACCCAGTTCGTTTTCATCTGCTGCTGTAAAACCAAAATCGAATGCATTGTCGGTATATTCATCTGGGATGTCGTGTTGAAAATCGCTCATTGGGTATTGTACCTTGCGCCTGTTCTGTTTACTGCTCTATCTAGGTTTTCGTGGTATCGTTTTGGTACTGCACCACCGTGCTTTACGCTATTTATGATTTCACCGAAGGCGGGATGTGGTTTTAGGGATGCATCGTACCCACCAACTGGTGCAGTAAAGAATCCCTGCTCTATAGAATTCTCTGAGCATTTAGGGCAGGGTTTTTTCGTTGGGGCTTCTCTATTAGAGATAGTGTGCATCTCATCAAATCGAAATTTACAAGATTTACATTCATATTCGTACATCGGCATCGGTTTGCTCCTATTACTATATATGTATCCACCGTTCCCAAAGCATTTTTCCGTCATAATCGACACCAACCATTTGCAATGCTAATTTCTTAGGTTTGAATGGTTTCTTTGACAATTTCATCCCGCTATCTTTCAGTAGTTTGTTACCTTTCTTTATGTTACAATCCGGGCAAGCAGTTGTGAGATTGGTCCATTGTGTCCCACCGCCACGACATCGTGGATGAACATGATCAATCGTAAGGTTTTTGGGATTCTTTGATGAATACCCACAATACTGACAGGTGTATTTGTCTCGTTTGAAAATGTTGGTTCTGGTAGGCGACACAACATCATCTGAATATGGCAGATACACATAACGAACAAGGACGATTGCAGCAGGAAGGTTATACTCACCGCTGGTCGTCCTTATTGAATAAGACTTATTGTAGTTGAAGGGCTTTTTTGCTTTTCCACTTTGAAGCAGTTTGACTGCTCGCTTCCATCCTATAACTCGAAGAACCTCTTCGCTTGAATTCAGTAGAAGAACATTTCGACTCATTTAGCGGCGATCCTCCTTCTTCACATTATATATGGCTGTTGTGTTTTAACGCCCTCGCTTGGAATCGAACCAAGGTATGTCAGTTTAGAAGACTGATGCGTTATCCACTACGCTACGAGGGCTATAGCCCCCTCACTTATCCTTTTTCTTTGGTTTGGTTTTCTTTTTAGACGGTTTCTTCTTGAAAGCGAGATCCCATCCCTTACTGAACTTCTCAGAATCTACTCGTCTATACCTGTCGCCTTTACCAGCCCCCACTAACATTCACCACATTCACAACACTTACCCATAATTCGCTTGAGTAGTCCACATTTGGTTTTTTTGCAATTGTTAATATCCCAACAGATACCATCTACTGCACTTTCAGGAATATCAGAAGACCTGTTTGTTGCACGCCCCGAGGCTTTTTCTGTTTCT